CTTTGCCATCAATAGTGATTACATTCTCACTCATGCTGAATAAGCCTTCCCTGCTGTGATTGCAGAGTTAACTGCTGTCATATCTTCATCTGTCCAATAGTCCTTAGCCACCATAATCTCTAAGTGTGCTACGTTCCTATCAACACAGTCTTGCTTCTCTTCAGCTTCCTCATCTGCCATTGCTGTTCCTGCAATGATAGCATTGATAAGGTCTACTGAGTGACCCATAGCTGTGTAGTTTTGTGCTATTTCTTCTGCTGTTAGTTCTATGTCTGCCATTTTTATTCTCCTTCTAAGGTTGCTACTTTGGCTTCTAATGTTTCAATTCGTTTCATTGCTTCTTGCAGTGCCTTAACTGCTTTCATGTAGAGTATTGAGTATTTGACTGTTTTAGTTGTTGTTCCTAAATCAGTTATTCTTCCTTCTTCATCTGTATCTATGTCTTTATTCTCTGCAATAAGACCATTCATCCCAGCTGTTTCAACTTCTTGAGCAACAACACCTAATCGCCACAAGTTATCGCTATCCCCTTTAGCAGAAACTTCTTCTTTCATTTTATACTTACGAACTTGTAATGCCTTTATATCTTCCCATTGTGAGGAAGCATCTGTTATCTGTTCTTTAAGTTTCACATCAGATATAGCACCATAACTGTTATTAGTATTTTGAACATTACCATTATTTAAAATAACAAATCTATTTGTACTACTGTCATCACAAGCCAAAAAGTACTCATTACCATCATTATCAGCAGAAGCTGTGGTTCTAATAATAGCACCATAGGGATTAGTTGCGTTTGTGTTATCAAATGCCAAAGCTAAATCATTGGCAGAATCTGACTTGAAAAACCAACGATTTAAACTGCCTTGATAATAACCTCTCGGATTACCATCACCATCTGACAACACAATGTTATTGCTTGATGTTCTTATGTCTATGCCACCTTGATTGCCGTTAAAGTCACCTATAATAGTGTTCTTAGAACCAGTTGTTATTAAGTCACCAGAGTTTCTTGCTCCTATAGCTGTGTTGTAACTGCCTGTAGTAGCTGAACCAAGAGAATTACCTCCTACAGCCGTATTGTAATTTCCTGTGGTGTTTGTGGTTAATGCCGATGCACCAATAGCTGTGTTGTAAGTGCCTGTGTTTGCATCTAAAGATAAAGCACCCACTGCTGTATTGTTACTAGATGTGGTGTTTAGACGTAGTGAGTTATAACCTAATGATGTATTATTTGCTCCTGTAGTATTATCACCAAGAGCCAAACGACCCATAGCCGTATTGTTAGAAGCTGTAGTTGCATCTGTTAAAGCACCATAACCTACTGCTACGTTATAATCTCCACTAGTGTTTGCATCTAATGCAATACTTCCAACTGCTGTGTTTTCTGTTCCTGTAGTATTTTCAGTAAGTGCTGTGTAACCAACTGATGTGTTGTTAGATGCTGTAGTGTTGCTAAATAAAGCCCTTCTTCCTACAGCAACATTACTTGAACCACTAGAGTTTGTAGATAAAGCATTTTCACCAATGCCTACGTTATATGAGCCAGTATTTGTAAAGAGAGCATCCTTACCCATAGCTACGTTGTCAGTACCTGTTGTATTGGTGTAAAGTGACCTATACCCAACTGCTGTGTTGTCGGATGCTGTACCATTGCTATATGATGCTTTATGACCTAAAGCTGTGTTATTAGAACCTGTAGTATTAAATCGCAAAGAAACATGACCTAAAGCTGTGTTGTTATTACCTGTAGTATTTGCGTAAAGACTTGTCACACCTATAGCATTATTTTCAGTACCAGTTGAATTTGTGTACAAAGACAACATACCAATGGCTGTGTTGCTACCCCCTGTAGTATTACTAAACCCTGCTTGATATCCCACAGCTGTGTTGTTAGATGCTGTGGTGTTGTTTTGTAAGGCAGAACGACCTAAAGCAGTATTGCTACTACCAGTTGAATTTTGTCGCATTGTGTTAAGACCAACGGATACGTTGTTATTACCAGTAGTGTTTGCGAACAAGGACTCTGCTCCAAGAACTGTGTTGGAAGCACCTGTGGTATTGCTGTATCCTGCTTGATAACCTATAGTTGTGTTGTAACCACCACTCAAAGAGCCATCACTAAGTGCTTGGTCACCCAAAGCCACGTTACCTGTACCAACTGGATAATTACCATCTAGCTTGATTGTGCCACCATCTATGGACACGTTACCTGAAGCAGTTAATGTAGTAAAAGCACCAGTAGAAGGACTGCTTGCACCAATAGTCGCACCATCAATAGTACCGCCATCAATGTCAGGCGATGTCATTGCATCAGTGCCAACTTCCTGCTTTTTCAGCAAACTTGCCATTTCTCTAATAGCATTATTGATACCGCTTGGTGGACATCCTTCTGCCACATTTACAGAATTTATATCTGTGTTATTCGATGCGGTTGCGTCAAATTGTGAGATTTTCGTTTTCGCCATGTTTTATCTCCTATTCATTCCGAAAAAGTTTGCATCCTCTGCGTTTGAGCCTAATAACCCACCATAAGCAGGAGAGCCTCTTCCAATAGCAGGGGCAAGTAATTGTGTAGTAAAATCTCTAACCGCAGGAACACCTAAACGACTATATGCAGGAACACTTAATCCTGAGCCAATCCCAGTTGCTAATGGATCAATCATCATACCGCCACCAAACAATGCACCTCCAACCATTTGTCTAGTTGCAGTACCTGAATCGGCTAATCTTGGAGTTATTGTTTCCTGACCCGCTCTTATTAATGGTTGCATATCAGCCTTACCTCTAGCAAAATCTTTGTTTCGCAGAGATGTGTCAGCCTTTTTGATATTTTTTAAAACTTGAGTAGCAGTAAATTCTCCTCCTTGAGATTGAATGACTGTTTTTTCAACTGGTAACAATCTTTTGAAAGATTTATCTATTGCATCTAATTTTACTTTTTGTGATGGATTAGTTTCTTTTAAAATTTCAATTAAAGTCTTTTCAACATTTTTATAAGAGCCAATTAAATCATCAGTAAACAATTGAGGCTGTGACGCACCTATATTTCTCGCTTTGGCTCTTAGTTTAGAAACAGCATCTTTAAATGCTCGCCCTGATATATTGCCATCTGCATCAAATTTTGAATAAATTATTTTTTCTAAATCTTTAAAAAATACTTTTTCTAAATTATCATCTAATGTCTCTGCTGAATTGTAAATTGCATCATCTATTTTAGACTGCACTAACTGTCTATTAGGTAACTTGAGTGTAGGCACAACATCGTCATATGCTTTGGAAACAACTGTCTCTACAGCATCATATAATTCATTTCCAGTCTTGCCTTTCACGACTTCTTTAGGCTTTACTCCAATAGCTTTTAGTGGCTCTAAAATTTCTTCATATACAGTTCTATCAAACCCTTGCTTTGATCTTTGTTTAGCACCTGAAATAGCTGAACCAACAAAAGGCACAGAAGTTAATGCTTCTTCAAACTTCTTTAGCCCGCCACCTACAGCATCACCAACTGTAACGGGAACACCTCTCTTAATTAAATTCTTTGCACTCTCAGTCGCATATGGGGCAACCTTTTGTAATGTGCCACCAGTTAATGCACCAACACCAGTTCCTATTGCTCGGTCTGCTACATCATCGCTGTCTGTTGCAAGTCCGCCATAAGCACCACCCATTAGCCCTGCACTTTTAACAGCACCTAATCCTGCCTTAGCTAATCCTGCACCACCTAATATTGCTGTAGGTAAACTTCCTGCAATCTCAGATCCATAAGCATATAATGGCTCTTGCTCTCTAAATGATTTAAGATCACTTCTAATAGAATTAACTGTTTCATTATAAGCTGTGTTAAAATCTTTGCCTTCAGCAAACTTGGCATACAAACCTTTAGCTAATCCTGCTATTTCGTCAGAAGATCCCATTGATAAACCCTGCAATGCAGATTGAGTAATGCCAGTTAATTTTCCAACTTTGTTTTGAGGAGATGTTTTTTGCGTATTTGCTTCACCCAACAATCTTGCTTTACCCATTATTCAATTACCCCAATCTGTCCATCTAATATAAAGAATTGTCCTTCTTTAAGTCTATCTTCAGCATCTTTAATTGATTTCACTGGTATAGGTTTTAAGTAACCACCTAAAATTGGTAACTTAGACTGAACAACTTTTGATCCATCTAACCCATAATCTTTAGCCAATCCTAAGTAATTTTTTTCTAAAACTTCTTGCTTTCTTACTGAAGTTAAAACTTGCTGTTTTGCACTGTCCAAAAACATTTTTCTTGCTTCAGGACTTAGCCTTTGTCCATCTATTACTCGGTTGTAAATATTTATTATCTGTTGAGAGACACCCTGACTTTCTTCAGCATTTGTATACTCACCTTCTTTAACAGCAGAGTTAGGATCTATTGTTTTCATATAAGCAAATACTAGTGCCAAATCGTTTGCTCCCGAAGGAGTTGCATTGGAGGCAATAGCCACTTTATTAAAACCTTCTAATGCTAATACGTTTGTTTTACTTTCTTTAATAAAACTATCTCTAAGATTTTTTTCTTGTGAAAATTTAGTTTTTGCATCGTCTTTTCCAGTTTTTTGCTGATCTAACTGCATCTTCTGAACTTCATTTAGATACTTAGCCATCTCTAATTGGTTCTTCAAAGAGTTTTGGCTTCTTTTACTTTGCCTATCTTCTTCAGCTTGCTTACCCTTTAAATATGACTGTATACCAACACCAAATGCTTGACCCAATGTTGGGGCAGGCTTTCCTACTGAGTAACCACCTAACTTCATAAGTTCAGAGGCAGAATTTAAAGCACCAAAAGTTCTCGGATCACTAAAAGAATTTCCTAATAAACCAGTATTTGTTTGTGTTGTTTCAGGACTGGTTAACAATGTTGGTGTGCTTTTAAATGGTGTGCTTTGTATAACACCTACATTAGTCATAGGTCTTACTGGAATATTGTTTCCTGACCTCATTGTAACTGTATTATTATAATCTGTTAAAGTATTTCTATCGTCAATCTGAGGCAAGCCAGTTACCTTTACTGGACTTTGCATATAGGATGCGTTTCCGCCAACCATACCTCTTCTTAATCCAGTTAAAGGATCAATATTTCCTAATAAAGCATCTATTGGTCTAGTACTCATTATATTAACCCTAACAATCCGCCACCGATTGCCCCCATTCCTGCATAAGATGGATTAATTAACGATGCTAATTGTGCCCCTCCTAAAGCACCGCCTAAAGCACTAGCACCTTGATTTCTAAATACTGGCTGTATTGTGTTTGATCCGACAGTACCGCCACTAATCAAAGCCATATAGTTTCTTAGCTTCTGATCATCTATGTTTTGTTCATAATTATATCGATTTATATTGTCCTGCAAACTCGCCATAGCATCACTCTCTCTTGCTGATCCAACCTGAGCAAGTCTTTGTGCATCTCTGTAATCAAGATCAGCAAAAGTAGGTGATAGTTTTGCACCCTCTAGCTGTCTTGCCATTCTTGCAGTATCCATAGCACTTAGTGCAGATCCGCCTGCCAATCGTCTTTGTATGTCAGCCTGAGACAAGTTACCTAAAGCACTCAAAGCACCTGACTGATTAGCAAATTGTTGTTGTGCTAGATTACCTAACTGCTGTTGTGCATTTAACTGATTTTGTCTTTCTCGCTGATAATCACCATAAGATATATTTGATGCCACATCACCTAATGACTTAGCTAAAACATCCTGATTTGCACCTGATCCATATCTGCCTGACATAGCAAATTGTGATTGTATTTTGTCTTTTACTGGATCTATAGCTCTATCGATAGCACCCTGCAAATAAGGATTACTACCTAACATATCGCCTCTTGCGGTGGCTCTTGTGTAGTCTAGAACCTCATCAAAATTAGCACCGCCTAACATATTTCTTGCCATTGGCATTGCTTCGTTTTGGTATCCGCCAGTTGAGGCTCTTTGGAATATGTTTGAACCTAATCCTAAACCGCCACCAGTTTGAGCGATATTACCAATATAATTTTGTGCATTATTAACGAGAGAACTACCCGCTAAGGCTCTGTCTCTTGTCATATTAAGAGCCATTTCACTTTCAGGACTAAATCCTACAGTCGTTGAAAATGGATAATATGAAGGCATTTCAGAAGTGTATCTGTCTTTAGCCTGAGCTAATCCATACTCTAAAAAGGGTTTTGCGTACTCAGGTGGTTCAACTGTTGTATTGACTGTACCTGAAGATCCGCCTCCGCCACCACCTTTTGACATATTAATATTCCTTTACTAAAACGATTGCAGTTGGTTCGTAGTCTTTCATTACTTTTTCCCAACCCTTTCTGCCTATAATTTCAACCGCTTCACATCGGTATAATATAGACCATTTTCTTATTTTTGGCTCTACCTCTAACAGAGTTTTAAGGTTACCGCCTGCAAGCCAAAATCTCAGTGTCCTGCGTTGAGGGTAACTGACAATTTCAGTCACCACAGCACTGTCCTTTAATGCCCATAACTGAGCATCACCTCTTTTGACGATATCTATAACTTGTTCGTAAGTATGACTATTGTGAGCATACCTAAGAGCATCAGTAATCCACTTTCTACACCGATTAGCATTAGCCGAAAACGATATATGCGTAGGATCTAGTGGTCGTAGCACTTGCATGATTTAATGTTGCCTGCCCCTTTTGCCTGCCAGTTACATGAATATTTTCTGTAGAGGCATCGCTTGTTGTTGGCATAAATAGGATGACACTGTCGTCACCTATTCGTGCATCGTATAAAGTTGTTGTGGCTGAACTATTGGTAAGAGTTACATTGCCAGTAGAATTAATCTTCCCATTTAAAATATTGTTAACAACATTCGATATTTCTCGTGGTGTTCCACCATTTACGGGTAAGTTTAAATAACTCATCGTCTGCCTAAAACCTGAACATCTAATTCATAACCTGATATTTTCTCAAATGCTCCATTAAAAGCATTATCTATATCAAATTGGATAGTGTGAAACCTCCCATTAGATCTAGTTGGAATAAATCCTTCATTGTTTAACGATCCTGCTGTTCCATCATTAAATGGACTTTGCAGACTTATTAGACCTTCTGTTCCTGAAATATTTACGTTGTTAGCCATAGTGTTTCTTGTCTTTAATGTGACAGTAATAGTGCCACCATCAAAGTAAGGATAAATACGATTTATGTTAGTGAGCCTGCCAGTTGCAAACTCTTTTTCACCCAACACTAATTGTGCAGGAAGAGATACACCTTCAGTAAAGAAAGCTATTGCATTATCTTTTGCACCACCAAAAACAAATTGACCGCCTCTAAAGGCTCTACTATCTAAAGAAAATGTAAGGTCGTCTATTGATGAATTTACATTATCTAAGGCTTCTAATGTGTATGCAGGAGTTTGAAAACTACCCAACATATCATGTGTTACTTCTGCAAAAGACCATCTTTTAACAGCATAATTGTAAAATAATATTCTATCAGGATTGCCATCACCAGTAGGGTAACCCCACGCAACTATACTTCTTGTTGGGTCTATACTTGCTGTTATTCTATCCGCATTTGATATCTTTAAATCATCGTAGAAAAACTTATTAACCTTCTCAGCACCGATTGGAATACTTTGCTGTCCATTCCAAAAATAAAAGCCATCCTCCGCTAAATAAAATATTTCTGACGGGCTAAGGCTTGCATATGCACCCTCAAAGGCTAACCCTCTCTCAGTTTCTACAGTGTCAAATTGGAATATTAATGGACTACCAACATAAGTCATTCTGACAATCGCATTATCCATAAATATAATACCATATTCACCGCCAACTAAGCCTTTTACATGACCCTGATCAGGTATATCCTGAAAGTCTGACTGACTAGTTCCTGCTGTCCAACTTGTCTCATCATTGATAGCTGACCATGTAACTCTACTTTCACCGCCTGAATAACCAGTAACAACAAAGTCTCGAACAACCGCCACATATCTTGCTTGTGGGGCTGTAGCAGACAAATCAGCAAAAGCAGTACCGCCTGACTCGATAAACTGAAGCCTTTGTGATGTATCTCCTGCAACAATAATTTTATTGCCAAAGACACAAAAGTTCCAATATTGATCAGTGCCTAATGAATAACCACCTGACTTTGATACGTCATCTAACTGACTGTTATTTGCATTAAAGCGATAAAGTTTGCCTGCATCTCCTGCATATAACTCCACTGATCCAGTGCTATCTTTTTTAGAAAACAGCCCTTGAATACGACTATCGCCTGCTAAAGAAAAACTTCCTAAATTTTTAACAGCAGAGTATCCGACAGCAGAAGGAATTACATTCTTTGCCACCTGAAGTGGACTTGCTATAGCCTGCTGATCGGGTAACCATTCACCAAAATCTATCATTGCCTAAACCAAACCTCACTTCCAACATTTTGAGTTGTCCATACTACTGAGCCAATATTCTGTATTGCCCAAGTCTCAGATCCTTCTTCAGCCTCAATCCAGTCCTCACCAATAATTTTTGCGGTAACATCAGAACTTGCCAAAGCAGTGCCAGTAGCTGTTATAGACACCTCAAAATTAGCTGTAGCTAACTCAGTGGCTACTGTTGTCGCACCCGCATCCATATCAGCAATTAAGATAGGTGTTGCTGTCGCTGTGCCACTTACAGACACACTTGCTGTTACTGTTGGCAGTATCCTTAAACAAGAGGCTGATACTGTTGCACTAACACTACCATTAGCAACAACTGTAACTTCATAATTAGCAGTAGCCGATACAGTTCCAACTGAAGCAGAATTTGCTGTAATTAGAATTACTGTATTTGCTGTAGCTGTTACTGTTGAGGCAGTCGATGCACTCGCACTAGCAACTTGTATTCTTATAGCACTTCCACTAACACTAGCTGTCACTGAGGCTGTCGCACTTGCCTCATGTAATGTTAAGTTATCTAGTTGCTCAAGAGTGCCAAAGCTATCAAGAGCATCAATGCTTCCCCAACTATCTAGCTGTTCTAAGGTAGCCATAATAAAACCTTAATCAGCAGAAATTGTTAAAGAACCACTTGCTACTTTTAGTATGTCTCCACTTGCTATTGTTTTTGATGCTGTAAATGCACCATGAAATAATAAATTACCTGAACTACTAGCATCAAATATCCCCCAATTACTCACGTCACCCCATGAGCCAGTTGCAGGGTCAAACTCAACACTTGCATTACTTGCTATTGATCCTGAAGATGCAGAAGCAAAAGTAATAGCTTTTCTTGAGTAGTTATTACCAGTTAATTCTGTTCCTGAATTGTCATCAGCTAAACTTCCAGTAGATAATCCCAAATAAACTGCTGAGGGAGCAGACGTTGATGCTGTTCCAGTAAAGTGATCTAGAAATTTAAGTTCTAGATAATCTGACATTGCTGACATTTATTTCTCCTATGATGCAGACGATGATTGTTTTGCGTAGATTGATGATATGTGCAAAGCACCAGTTCCATAGTGAGATCTTTGTTCGTCTTTTCTGATCTCTTCTATAGATCTTGTGAACTTAGCATCATAAGTTGATGCCCTTTGTTCATCCATTAAGTAGGTATAAGCCTCAACCAATGCCCCTGATAAATAAGCATCAGGGTGACGGGTTAACATCACATTTGTGGCATTACTATCTGACAAAGCACTTAGACTGCCGATATAAATAATTTCGGCTGTATAATTATCGTCAGGTATAGGTCTAATCTTTAACTCACCACCTACAATAGAATATGCTGAAGGTCTGCCACTTCCGCCAGTATAGGCAGTGTCTAAGGCTGTCGGGCTTTTATATTCCAGTACGACATTTGGAGTTGTGTTTAGCTTAATCTCCCTGACCTCTCTCATATCAGTCGGAAGGGCTATAAACTCATCACCGCTTGTCAATGTTGCAGTCGCTCTTTTTTCCTGATCTCTAGTCTCTAACTCTCTAGATAATCTTGCCTCAGCTAACTGGATAAAGTTAGGGATCTGATCAGTTAAATCTGTTCTAGCTAAAAAATTAGCTACAGCAGTTTTTAACTCAGAATATGTTGATATACTCACATTGAGCCTCCGCCAGTTCTAAAAAATCTGTTATCACTATCGTTGAGCCATCTCTTCCACTTCTTTGAGGCTTCAGGGTTATTTGTTGGATCTCCAAACTTTTGCATAAGTTCTAGATATAAATTGTTTGGTATCTCGGCAACGTGTTGCCAGTGTCTTTGCGTGTTACCAATCATTGATCCTTTTTCGTAGTTATTTAATTTTCTTTTATTGGCTTCCAAAACTTCTTTAATATGCTGTTTTGTCTCGATGGTGTAAGTGCCATCGTTATTGTCATGCCAAAAAGTTTCTTTCTGCGAATATGGATTGCTTGATAATAGTCTAGACATTGTTTCCCCTATAAATAGAAAGGGCGAAATTAATCGCCCTCTCATCGCTAGTTATTAAGCACCTGATAAACCAATAACTGCACCATGTGCTTTAGGTGCTGTTGGCATCAAGACAAACTCAGTGATGATCTGTTCTTTGATTGCATCACCAGTTCTTGCTAATGTTGTCTTTGTAAAGTTTCTGCCATTGAGTGTACCGATCTTTATGTGATCAGGATCAATAACAAATAACTTGTCATTAGACATAAATCTTGAAGGTGTTAACTCAAGAGTTCCAAAGTCTGTTAAGTAAACAGAAGTTGCACCCACAAATGAGGGGGCTTGACCTTGAGTTGTGTTCACCTGATTTGTTACAAGATTTGTTCCTGCTTGTGATAAGTCAGAAATGTTAGCTTTGTTTGTTGCATCACAAACTAAAACTCTCGGCTTACCGCCATCTTGCC